TCACAAACGCTGTGAAGCGAACTAATTACTATACACACCCTTTTAAGGTTGTGAATATATAAGGAGGATATATTATGGGTAAAAGATCAGTAAATTTATTGAGAAAGAGTATGAGTCCAAGCATGAAAATGGTTGCTGGAAACACAGTAGTATTGAGCGGTGGCGGAGCCACAACTTTAACTGCTGACGATTCAGGCGCAACTTGCGTATTTGATACAGCAGCGGCATCTACTTTCACACTACCAACCCCTGAGTTGGGAATGAGTTTCACTTTCGTTTCAACTATAACAGCGACAGGTGATCATGAAATCATTACAAATACAAATACCTACGGGTTTTTGGGTGGTGCTACAATCATGAGCACAACAGCCGATGAAACTAATGCATTTTCAGCAGCAGTTGATGGTGAGAACGATTACATTACGATGAATGGTACAACATCTGGTGGTATTGCAGGATCGGTGGTTCATGTTTATGCTATCGTAGGACAAGCCGAAGGACTCTCTACAGGAGAGGCAAAATCTTGGGCAGTACATGCATCGCTTATCGGTTCTGGTGCAATGGTAACACCATTCGCAGATGCTTAAAAGCAATAGTTAATTAAACTATAGTTAAACTTAATACATAATTTAAATTATGGCCTCCCTTTCCTTCGGGAAAGGGGGGTTTCTTTTTGTCAAAACTATTTACACTAAGAGGACCAAATGAATGTCGACAAGAACCTTATCTCCAACGAGCGTAACAAGCTCCATAACACTACCTGCTTCAGGCTCTTTTATAGGCCAAGCAGCGGGAGGAACACAAGTAATTGATGGTGTGGTATACGGAATGTATACCGGGAGCGTAGACTTCGTTACAGGAGCCCAAGATCAAGTTGGATACGTCTTTAAAAAGTTAGGCGGAGATATCTTAGATCTCGAAATTACAGAGACGCAGGTATACGCGGCATATGAAGAAGCCGTATTAGAGTATTCATATCTTGTTAATCTACACCAGTCTAAGAATTCATTAGGCGACCTTCTTGGCTCAAAGACAGGAAGTTTTGACAGTAAGGGTGAGTACAAGGGCGGAGCAGGCTCAGTATCGGCAAGTCTTGATCATACAAAGTATGGTGGTGGGAACGTCGCAACGAAATATCCACACTTAACTTTCGCATACGAAAGAAAAACAGGGCAAGCCTTGTCCAATGAAGTCAACTTAAATGGGTATGAAACAGTGTATTCCGCTTCCTTTAACACCGTTGAAGGGCAGCAGGATTATGATCTACAAAGTCTAATCGCGGCAGACTCTGCTGCCACAGCATCACTACCGTTCTACGAGAAAGTGGGGAACAATAGACTTCTTATAAGAAAAGTATATTATAAAACACCAAATGCTATGTGGAGATTCTTCGGATACTATGGCGGTTTAAACGCTGTAGGTAATTTACAAAATTATGGACAGTACGCAGACGATTCACAGTTCCAGATCATTCCAGTTTGGCAGAACAAACAGCAAGCAATGTCGTTTGAAGACGCCATATATACAAGAAACTCACACTTTTCTTATGAACTAAAAAACAACAACTTAAGAATCTTTCCACAAGCAGTAGCAAGTGGTCCAAAGAAAATGTGGGTTGAGTTTGTTATTGCAAATAACAAAGAACCATGGGAAGAAGATGCGAATCGCATGAACAATGTTAGCGGCGTGAACAATATGAACACACTGCCGTTTAAAAACATTATATATGAGCACATAAACTCAATGGGTAAACAATGGATTAGAAGATTTGCCTTGTCTGTTTGCAAAGAAATGCTGGGACAGGTTAGAAGTAAGTTCGGCACAATTCCAATCCCAGGAAACAATTTATCTTTAAATGGTGATGCCCTTATTACTCAGGCCAAGCAAGAACAAGAGGCGTTAAGAACTGAACTTAAACAAATCCTCGACGATACGACTTATGTCAAACTTGCTCAGGAGAATGCTGCGAAGACAGATTCTGTCCTCAAGGTTCAAGAAAAAATGCCATTACCAATATTTCAAGGATAAGTAAATGTCTAGTGACGATAATAAATGGGCACAACCATCAGCCCCACCTCCTCCGCTTTTTGTTGGACAGAAAGAGAGGGATCTTATCAAACAGGTCAATGACGAACTTATCGAAGACGTAATTGGCCAACAAATTTTATATTTTCCGATAAGCCAAGAGCACACCAACTTTCATCCGATTTACGGAGAGGCAATTAAAAAAACATTTATGCCGCCAATACGTGTTTACGTATTAGTTGATTGGGATGGCCAAGCAACAACGTATATGAACAACGTGGGAGTAGACAAGTATTCCAGCATCACCCTTCACTTTCACAAGAGAAGGCTTACGGAAGATCAAGATCTAAACGTTAGAGTTGGAGATTTTGTTCAGTATGGTGATAACTACTATGAGATAGTAACCCTTGACGAGCCGGTTCAAATTTATGGACAAGTAGAGCACAAGATTGAAATCTCCGCACAATGTATTTACGCAAGAGAGGGATTATTCAATGGCGAATGATAAAGACGATACAGGGAAATTTGATCCAAGCATCATTGAGGAAAGAATAATCACCCCTTCGACTTTGGAAACAATCGATGAAGCAGTATACAGACATGTTGACGAAAGTTTTAATATCGCCTGCCAGACTCATGAAGGCTTTAATAAAGTACCCGTTCTTTGGTTATCCGCTGAAAGAGCATTCCAGATTAAGAATAACAGAGACGTCAGAAACGATGGCGACTTCCTTGTATTACCAATTATAACAGTTGAAAGAACTTCAGTTGTTAAAGATCCTGCAAGAAAAGGAATCTTTTACGGCAACATACCACCAATCGCGGATGCACAAGGTGGTTCTATTGTTGTGTCGAGAAGAATAAATCAAGATAAAACACAGAACTTTACAAACGCAGACACCCACCGTTATGCTAAAGGCGGAACACACCAGTTTAACTTCCCCAACAAGAACGCAAATAAAGTAGTGTACCAAAGTATGTCGATACCAATGCCGGTTTACGTAACAATGAACTATGATATTGTTATGACAACTCAGTACCAACAACAGATGAATCAGATGGTAACACCATTTATATCACGACCTGGAGGTATTAACACTTTTACTATTCAGCGTGACGGACACCAATATGAAGCATTCATACAAGAGAACTTTTCTCAGAACAATAACGTTGCTTCTCTCGGAGAAGATGAGCGAAGTTACCAAACAACAGTATCGGTAGAAGTCCTAGGATATCTCATCGGAGACGACGTAAACCAGGAGCAACCAAAAATAGTAATTAGAGAGAATGTTGTGGAAGTAAAACTACCTCGTGAGCATGTGATTGTGGGTGATATTCCTCAAGACATTGATAAGAGAGGATTTTATAGAGACTAAAAGTTCTTTTCATGGCCCCTCTTACTACTTATTTATGAATTATTCTGTAAAGGAGATTGTGTGTCATGGCAGAAAAAAAGTTTAAATTCGTCTCTCCGGGTGTTTTCCTTCAGGAAATAGATAACTCCGCCCTTCCAGAGACTGGTCAAGATATTGGCCCAGTGGTTATTGGTAGAACAGCGAGAGGCCCAGCCCTTCGCCCCGTAACAGTTAACTCGTTTGCAGAGTTTGTTACTGTATTCGGACAGCCGCAAGCAGGCGGTAGAGGAAACGATGTATGGAGAGATGGAGACACGCTTGCTCCAACCCCAGCAGCATATGCCGCTCAGGCATACTTAAGAAACAATTCCCCAATCACAGTTATGAGATTGCTTGGTGATCAATCATCTAAAGCAACCACTGGTACCCCTGGTGGACTCGCTGGATGGGGTGGTGCAAAGACATCGCCTGTTAATTTTGGTGGTGTCGCAGACGGCACTCCCGGAGGAGCATACGGATTATTCGTTGTTAACTCTGGTTCCGGAGTAACTGCTATTAAAGGTGAGCAACAGGCCAACCTTGCAGCAGTTTTCTATTCAAACACAACTGTTACACCTGCTCTTTCTGGTTCCGCATTAAGCGGTACCGCAGGAACTTTCGTTACAACTGCATCGCAAGGTCAGATGTTCGCGACAAATTCCGCAGGTAACTTTGTAATGACAATCGGAACACTAGCACAGCATGCTGCTGCCGGTGGTTCCACAGCCGAAAAATTCGAATTTAACTTTAACAGGAACGATGACAAGTACATCAGAAACGTATTCAATACAAACCCAACTCTTATGAATGCGGATATTACTTCGACCACTAAGAATTATTTCTTGGGTGAGACTTTTGATACGTGCCTTAGAACAGGAAGTATCGGAGACCAGAAGCTTCAAGCAGGCCAATCAGGCAACCCCGCTTTGAACGCTAACCTTAGAGTGTTGAACACTGGTGTTAGCGCACCTGCCGATATCAACAATGCTTTCATTATCGGTCTCGCTGCCAATGCAGGAGCCGGTTCGGAATGGAATGACCATGCGTTTGAGACTAAAGACGCTCGTACTGGTTGGTTCATCGGACAGGATCTAGGTGCAGCGGCTTCTTATGTACCAGAAAGTGCCCAGAAATTGTTTAGACTTATTGGTTTAAACCAGGGCGCATGGTTGCAGAACAACATCAAGGTTAGTATTGAGAACATTCGCCCATCCTCAACAGATGCAGACGATTACGGTACTTTCAATGTAACGCTTCGTAGAATCGAAGACAGTGATAAAGCACCAGTAGTTGTAGAAAGATTCTCTAACTGCAATCTTAATCCAAATTCGGTCGATTATATCGCACGAAAGATTGGTGACAAGAATGTGCAGTGGGACGATACAGACAAAAGACTCAGAGAGTATGGAAATTATAACAATCAATCTAAGTTTGTTAGAGTAGAAATGAACTCTGAGACAGATGCTGGTGATGTCGACCCTCGCTACCTTCCATTCGGATTCCACGGAACTCCTTCATGGTTAGGTGCCCTTCATGTTTCCGGAGCACTTATCTCCGGTCAAGCAGACACACTTGGTACAACTCTTACAAATGTAATTTTAACAGCAGCAGACGACATTGCTCTGTACAAGCCACAGCTTCTACTAGCCTCTGGTTCGAACGCATTGTTCGTATCCGCGAATCAGGCAAGTGGACCTGCTTCCGGCCCAGCACAGTTAACCGCTTCTTATCGCATGCCAGTAGTACCGCTTAGAATCAACGCTAATGATGGTAATATGGCTTCTTTCAGAGACGCATACTTTGGTGTACACACAGGTCGTTCCGGCTCTTATAACACATATGACGAGTCTACAGTTGACCTCCTCCGCGCAGCAAGCGCCGATTTGGATGTTGACTCAAACGTAAGCCAGACCACACCATACATTTTCTCTCTCGACAACCTGTCGGGATCAAAAGATAGTGGTGCTGTTTATGTTTCCGGTTCGCG